ACTGAAGGTTTGCATAGTGACGATGTAGATACTACTGAGAAAACTATAAATGACAATATGGAAATGACAGAACAAATCCTAAATACACAATCAAAATTTTATAGACCAGATTCTGCATTAAACGGTACTTTAATTAATCAACATAAAACAACACATATTTTTGCTGCATTGCATTTAGGTGTAGAAAAAGCTGATTCTTTATATACAAAAGCAAAATCACAAATAGATATAGATCCAAAACAATTTAAAAATAACCCTGTATATGCTAAAAATATTAATGCCAAAATAATTAGTAATTACAAGGAATTAATAATTGAAGAAGCTAATAAAAAGTACAGACCAGAAATAGTAGAGCTTGAAAATAAAATAAAAAAATTAGAAGCAACACCTGATGTTTCATCGCCTTATGTAGGTAGTCTTGGTCCATTGCCCGGTAGTGAAGCCTTTAAAAACCAAGAAATAGATAACAAAAAAAAGAAAAAAATTAAACAACTTAAAAATCAATTAGAACTAGCAAACGTAGAAGATCCTAAGTTTGTAGAAAAAATTATATCTGATTTAGATATTTTAGAATCAGAGATTGATTATGATTATGATCCACAGATTACAGAAAAATTAAAAATAGATTCTAAATCAGGTTTGCAACCTTTATCAGTATTAGAGCAAAAATTAAGAGCAACAATAAAAGATCCAGAAGAATTGAAGGTTGCATTAAAAGATTTAAGAATAAAATATAACGATATAACTAACGCAAGCAATAAACTATACGATAGTAATTTAGATAAAGCAAAAACTATAGCGTTTGCCAGAGAAGGTGGACACGAAGATTTATTAGAAAATGGTATCGATATCACAAAATTTGATGAAAAAGATCAGAAAATGTTAGTAAAAGGTCAGCCAGAAACTTCCGATCTAGACACAGTAATAATGCTAAATGATAATCCGGGAGAGCTAAAAGATAACCTTAGTAAATATAGTTATAAGTTAAATAAATTAGATTATATGAAGTTAGAAGAATATGCATCAACACTAAACAATGAAGCTACTGTTCGTGCAGTAACAATAGATAATGATATGTTAAACCTTACTATAGAAAAACAAGGTTATAGTGATTTAATTAACAAAACTGGTAACGATGAACAGAAGACTAATTATCTTGAATTACAGCAAGAATGGAAAAGACTTATAGATGAAGAACAAATTCGTACAGATAAAAAACTAACTCGTGAAAGAAAAAAAGAAATTCTTGAAGGGTTATTAAACGACAAAGTATTTACTAAATCAGGTATGTTGTTTTGGCAAACAAAAACAGAAAGACCTCGTAGCACACTTAATTTTGATCAATTAGACAAAGCATTTGTTGAAATAAATGGCGAAGCTATTATGTTAACAGACATTAATTCATATCAAAGAATAAAAATTATAGAAGCTTTAGATGCAGCAGGTATGCCAAAAACTTCCCAAAACATAGCTTTGTTCTGGGTTCTTGGTGGTAAAAGAACTACAGATAATGATTTCGATGACAAAAAACTAGATCTTTTACAAAAATAATGACTAATATTTACAACCAAATTGCAGATGATTACAACAATAATAAATTAGAAAAACCTGCTAATACGGTAGATACAGGAATTAATTTACAACCAACCGTAACTGGATCTGAATACAATATTTATAGTCAAATTATTGATCAGCAAGAACAAGCACAGGATTTACAAGTAAAAAGGTCATTGCAAGCAGTAATAAAAAAAGATCCTAATATGGTGGCAGAAGGATTACATTTAGCAAATGAATTAGGTTTAGAAAAAAATGTTGCATTAGATAGTGATTTAGCTGTCAAACTTTTAAAACAAAAAAAAGAATTAAAAAGAATTGAAGAATTACAGTTAGCAAAAAGTAATCCTATTTTACAAAGACAATTAACTGACCCTGCGTTTGCTGCTCTAGCTTATGACAATATTCCCAATTTAGTTGCTACTGAAAATTTATGGGAAATGTTTACATCTATTCCAGAAGACGCATTTCAAGGTATACGCAAAGGTGTTTTAAGCAGAGAGCTAGGAATGATAGGTAATAGACTTAGACGTAATCAAGTTCCTTTTATAAGTGTTAAAGATGG